TGATGGTCAAGGTAATTTAATTGTAACACAATCTAAAGCAGACGGTACACCCTTTTTCTCAGGAAGTGTAGGTCAAATATTTTACTCACAAGGTATAGCAGTAATAACAGGACCAGATAGTGGTAGTTTAAGAGAATTTGCTTATAATGTAGGATATAAAAATAATATAAATCCTAATATAGTATCTTCTTCATTATCTTATTCTTCATCAATTACAATAGATGAAAATCAATATAAATGTACAGTAAGAGATAGTGAATTTACTTACACAACTAATCCATCAGCTTTAGGAGTACCAGGTGTATTAACTACTAAACCAGGGCAATTATTTTCATCATTTAATGCTGGAAATTTAATAGGATTAAATGCGTCACAAACCTTTACAGTACAACCTAAAACTTTACTTGGTACTACAAATGCATCAACTTATTATGTATTTAAAGATCAATTTAAAGAAAGTATAGGACAACAATATAGAATAGAATTAAGAACAGCAGGTGATGAACGTTTAGAATTTGTAGGTTTTAATGGTTTTAAAAATGGATCAAGAAATGCTTTAGGACAATCCCAATTTAATAGTACAGGTAGTGCTGCTGGTATAGCTCAAGCTTTTTGTGATGCAGTAAACTCAGTTAATGGGTTAAATGGTGAAATTTCATGTTCATTATTTACAACAAATGTAGCTAATGATAGTGTTCATTTAATCCAATCTCAAGCTGGTGAAATAGGAAATACACAAATTAAATATGCTGATTCTTTTAATTTATTGACAAACCAAGATGCTAATTACCAACCAAATCCTTCAAGAGGTCAACAGTATTTTGGTAATGCTTTATTAGGCCAAGGTACTTATAATGTTAATGGAGTAGATACATTTGCTGGTACGAAAGGAGCTATATTAAATATAACCACTGATAGCGCAGCACCAAATGCAAATATAATAAGTATAGAAGTTTCCCAATCAATAGCTGATAGCAACCCTATTCCTCCTACAATATCAGAAACATTTGGTGGAAAAAATTATAGTGTAGGAGATAAATTAGAAATAGCAGGAGCTGATTTAGGAGGATCAGGAACTGGTTTTATTAATCTAGTAGAGGCTGATGTTGATAAATCAGAAAATACTCAAATTTATCATGATTTTTGTACTGGGTCTTTATTTACTCCTTATGTAACAACAGTAGGACTATATAATGATAGTAATGATTTAGTATGTGTTGGTAAACTACCAAGACCTTTACCTATATCACTTTCTACTGATACAACATTCATGATCAATTTTGATACAAACTAACATATGAAACATATGCCAACAACCGCTACCTGGGTCTACCAGGGAAGGGTTATAACATCAATAAAGGATATGCCAGAAGGAACTTACGGGTTTATTTATGAAGTTAGATATAAACCAACTGACGTAAGATACATTGGTAAAAAAGTGCTTTATTTTGAAAGAAATAAACGATTAGGTAAAAAAGCTTTAGCAGCACTTAGAGAAGAAAGATCAAAACAAGGACTAAGAGGCCGTGTTCCTATTAAACAAAAAGTAGTAACTGAATCTGATTGGAAAGATTATTTTGGATCCCAAAAAGAAATTGTTACATTATCGAAAAAAGATAATACAGGTGAAAATTGGGAAAAACGTATATTACAGTTCGTTCCTAATAAAAAATTACTTACATACTATGAAACTAAACATCTATTTAAATGTGGAATATTAGAAGATAAACATAGTGCTCATATCAATGATAACATATTAGGAAAGTTCTTTAGGAAAGACTTTGATTAGCAAAATACCTTACGTATATTGGATCATATGGTAAACGAACTATTAGTTAACTTAGTTAACTCTGTATTAGGTACTGGAAAACGAACTGCTAGGGGCAATCAATCTTATCATTGTCCTTTTTGTAATCATGCCAAACCTAAATTAGAAGTTAATTTCTCAGAAAATAAAAAAGGATATAATCCTTGGCATTGTTGGGTATGTGATAAAAAAGGTACTCGTATTTCAACACTATTCAAACAAATTAAAGCTGCACCAGAAAAATTTACTGAGTTATTTAAATTAGTTGCTAATGAGAATGAACGTAAAATAGTAGAAAAAGTAATTGATGTTAAATTACCTAATGAATTTAAACAGATAACTAGTAATGCTACAGGAATAACAGGTAAGCAAGCGTGGGGTTATTTAAGAAATAGAGGTTTAACAATGGATGATGTTTACAAATATAATTTAGGTTATTGTGAGTATGGTAATTATAAAAATATGATTATTATACCTTCTTATGATGAAAATGGTCATTTAAATTTCTTTACAGGTAGATCATTTGAAAAAGATCCATATAGAAAGTATAGAAACCCTGAAGCATCACGTGATATAGTACCATTTGAATTGTTTATTAATTGGAAGTTACCGTTGGTATTGTGCGAAGGACCATTTGACGCCATAGCCATTAAACGTAACGCTATTCCGTTATTAGGCAATAATATACAGTCAAAATTAATGAAAAAAATAGTTACATCAACTATTCAAAAAATATACATTGCATTAGACACTGACGCAATGAAAAAAGCATTAAAATTCGCTCAGGATTTTATAAATCAAGGTAAAGAAGTTTATTTGGTAGAGCTTCAAGGGAAAGACCCTAGTGAAATGGGATTTAAAAATTTTACAAAATTAATCCAAAATACCATTCCATTAACTGAATATGATTTAATGGAAAAAAAACTACAATTAGTATGAAAAAGAGAAACATCAAAAAATCTTATAATAGAATATTAGAGATTAGTGAAGATGCAAAACAAATAACTTTACCAGATGCTAGGTATTATAGACGTAATGGAAAATATTACCCATCTATTACTTATGTTTTAAGTTGTTATCCAAAAGGTAAACATTTTCAAGAATGGTTAAAAAAAGTAGGTTATTCAGCTGACTGGATAGTTAAAAAAGCAGGTGAAGAAGGTACTTTAGTACATGAAATGTGTGAAGATTATCTTAATGGTAAAGAATTAAATTTCTTAAAAAATGGGTATCCAATGTATGATCCTAAAATATGGCAAATGTTTTTAAGATTTGTTGATTGGTGGGAAACATATAATCCAACGTTAATTGAAACTGAAGTACATATATTTTCAGATGAATTAAAAGTAGCAGGTACTTGTGATATGGTGTGTGAAATTGATGGTGAATTATGGATTATAGATTTTAAAACATCTAACCATTTACAAACAACATACGATTTACAAACTGCAGTTTATGGTAAATGTTATGAAGAATGTTATGGTAAAAAAGCAGATCGTTATGGTGTGTTGTGGTTAAAATCATCTAAAAGAGGACCTAAAGAAGGTGCAATGCAAGGTAAAGGATGGGAAATGTATGAGTCAAAACGTACACAAGATGAAAATATTGATATATTCAAAACAGTAAAAAGATTATTTGATTTAGAATTTCCAAGACACAAACCAGTATTTACTGAATTTAAGACTACAGCTAAAAGAGAGTTATAATATTTATAATAAAATACTATGATAAGTCTAATTAACATATTAAAAGAAGCTGTAGATCAGCCTAAAGCTATAATCTTAGCTGGTGCTCCTGGTGCTGGTAAGGGATTTATACTAAGGGGTTTAGATTTAGGTGGTTTAAAAGTAATGAATATTGATGACATATTTGTTAGTATGCTTAAAAAAGCTAATGTTTCATTAGACTTAAAAAATGCAACACCAGAAGAAAGAAGTATACAAGCTAAATCAATGGCTCAAGCTAATAAAGATTTTAAAGGTGATATAGCTGATGTTATAGTAGGTAAAGAATCATTTATATTAGATGGTACAGCTGCTTCATTTAATAATACTGTTAAATTAAAAGATGAATTAGAAGAAGCTGGGTATGAAGTATTTATGCTTTATGTTTATACTGACTTAGAACGTTCATTAAAACAAAATCAAGATAGATTTGAAAAATCAGGTGGTGAAGATAGAAGTTTAGCACCAGCAATTGTATTACGTACATGGAATAGTGTTACTCAAAACTATGAACCCTATAAAAATTTATTTGGTGATAATTTTACTTCAGTAGCTAATACATTAGAAGATGAAAAATTAAGTGATTTGAGTGATATTAAAGATAAATATTTAACACCATTTAAACCACAAGGAACAAAACCAAAAAATGACAAAGCAAAAGCTAGATCAGCTAAAGCTAGAGAAAAATTAGATGGTGAATTAAATGCATTATTAGCAGATGATGGAGTTAAAGATATTATAGATACATCAGTATCAAAAGAAGAAGCACAAGCAAAAATAAAATCGTTTATTAATGGGTAAAGTAATAGCAGCATATGGAGGTGGTTTTAAACCCCCAACAGGAGGTCATTTTGAAATAGTAAAAAATGCACTTGCTGAATTTCCTGAAATTGATGAATTTATCGTTTACGTTGGTAGTAAAGAACGTGATGGAATTGATCAATCTGAAGCTATATTAGTTTGGGAAATTTATCAAAATTACTTAGCTAATAAAGTTACTATT